AAATAAACCTACCCTTGCCTTTTTTTCTTCTAATTCTTTTTATTTTTTGTATATAATAAAAGAATTTATTTTTCATTTGATAATCCACTTTCAACTATTTGCTGGACGTACTCTGAAAAATGTTTTCTTATGCTACCCATTGGTCTAGATCCGTATGAATCCCAAATTCTTTTATATTCTAATATGTTAGCAAATGTTGTAGGGCAAACTATAATTCCATTATACTCTCTTAAAACAGTAGGCAGTGGAACATGCTTACTGCAACATTTACAATCTTTTGCTTTTTCTTGATATTCGCTCATATTATTTGCATCCTGTCCATTGCTTCTCTTAGATCTTCAGGCATTCTTGGTGCCCTAATCATATTATAAGATGTTGTGTCTGGGTCATCTTTGGACCCAAAATCATTGTCATAATTCATTGATTCATAAGTATGTATATTAATTTCCTGATTACCGTCAAATCTTGTTCTGCTTATAGAATTAAATATGGCACCACAAGTAGCATCTGCCAAGTCTTTAGAGCCTTTTCTGGGGTGGTCAACCTTATCTCTCATAATTCTGAGCTGACATAGTTCATCTATAAGTAACGGTATATGGGGACCAATTAATCTTTCTTCAGCAACAACCATTGCCATATCATCATAATGTTTTTTAGCGACAGACAGAATCTCTGTATTGATGCCGTATTGTTTTAGTTGTTGCATCATATCATGAGAGTTCCATCTGTCAAAGGTACATATTGCTATATTAAATCCTCTTGTCTTAAGAGAAAGAATATAGTCTTTTACTTCTGTAAAATCTACCGACTTATCTTTAGTTGGTGTCCAGTATCTAACCGCATCAACTTCTACAATAGGTGCTGGCTGTGAGTAAGTATCTGTGACCTTTACGTTAACCCATTTATTTATATGAGCCATAGTAACAGCACAGTGGTCATGCTTTTGAGCTAAGTCCACATGTATATAATATTTTTTATCTGGGTCTGGTAGGAACCACTCCTCCAGTCTTCCAAAGTTATCCACAGCAATTGCACCAACGTTAAAAGCTTTTTCTACCTTTTCTCTTGATTTAAAAAATGCATCAACGGCATCTGGTGGCATGCATGCAAATCTTGAAAGTGCGTCTGTAGGGTTTGTATAGAATGCTGTTTTAAAATCATCAATTTTTCTAACTGGGTTTATCTCCCATGTTGGGCGCTTGATAGCGTACACTTTAGGTATTTTATAAGACAGGATGTGATCCTCTTCCCATTGTATTTCAAACTCATTACCGTCAGTGCCATCTGGAAGCTCTTCATACATCTTAAATTTATGATCCCTAATCACGGTTTCTTTTTCACCTATTACTGCGTCATATCTTTGCTGTATATAATCATTTTTAAATCTTGGGAATGAAAGCAATATAACCTTACCAAAATCTGGAAAACGGGAGTCAACGGATGCCCTGTACATATCATACACCGCACTTCCAGTCTTTGCCTGATCATGGCCTGTTGTATTTTCAATTGCAAAGCCAGAAATTTCATCTAGGATAACAACCAATACGTTATAGCCTTCCCAGGCTTCTCTCTCTGAGTGCCCCGAATGGACCGTTATAGCCTTCTGAAACTGGATTTCAGATGCTTTTGCATAGTACTTGCCAATGAACCATGGAGACTTATCTATGCGGCTTCTAAAGCCTTTAAAAAATACATTGCTTGCCTGTTGTGAGTTAATTGCAATATTAATAATATCAATTGAATCTCCTGGTGGCTTTCCGTAATAGGTGGCTGGGTCTTTTAGGCATAATAGTAAATATACTATATATGCAACGGCAATTGTTGAGCAGTAATCTTTTCCAGACCCTTTCCCAAGTTGTGCAACAACTTCATTTGCAGTTTGCTTAAATCTAATTGTGCCTTCTTCATCTCCAAACAATTTTTTTAAAGTAGACTCTTTATATATCTGAGAACTTTTTTCAATTAAAATATATTGATATTCTGATAGAGGGGGTAGGCCCAAATAATTTGGATCATTTACAAATGTACGAAGGTCTACTGGCTTTTCTTCAAATTCTTCGCCATCCAATATATCAATTAAATCTGAAAAATCAAACGACATCGGCGTCCTCAATTACTATGGCTTCAACAATACCAGTAATTTGAGAAAGTCTTTTTGCAACATCCATTTTACATTTAGGACAAGATGCAGTTACTTCTTTTAATATTCCAACTAAAATTTCTTGCTTTCTTTCTGTTTCTGCTATCTGAGAAGCAATCTGTGTATTTTCTAAAACACCAACTGACTGAAGCATAGCTATTCTTTTGGTCTCTATGTCTGCTATCAGCTTCAAGGCCCCAGCTTTTACATTGAGCTGTCCTTGGGTATCTGCGTCTTCTACTGTTTTCCAGGCCTCTTTAATAAGCATGGCGTAGTGTTCATCTGCTCCAGAAATTGCCTCTCTGGCACGATCTCTTAAATTTGTATCGTTATGAACTACTGACTTCCATTCGTCAACATATTCAATTACTTCTTTTCTTGAGAACCCAGTTATTGTGGCAATTTGAGTTGCTGAATTACCTTTTAAAAGTTCCTGTACGACCTTATTCATTCGGTCAAAATGCACTGCTGGCTCTAATTCGCTCATGATTAAATTATACCATGTTTTAGTTGACTAAGACTTATTGGCAATTTTAAGAAGAATTAAATATCCAATCAAATCATCAATATCATTGTCCCCAGGAAACGCTTTATCGTTTTGAATTCTATTTAATTTATCATCAATACGGACACGAATTTGTTCCGTGGAATCAGCTTTTGAAAATATACGAATTGGGTCAAGAGCAGAATTGCCATATGATATATTTTTCTTAATAAGCATTTCTGCTGTCTCAAGGCACTCTACTATAATTTTATGTCCTGATGGTGCGTCAGTAGCAATCAATTGTAGGTCTGTTATCCAAGCCTGATATCCGCCATCTTTATTTGGGTATTCGCTCATTTTTTTCTTAACAATCCAAACTCTTGTAAATATCTCTGTATGGTCATAGCAGAGACTCCGCACTCTTTACCTATTTCTGTGACTGTTTTCTTTTGTACTACATATCTTCTGTAAAGCCAGTCTTTACTCTGATACAGCTTCATCGTTTAGTAAGCACCTGGTTACTATAATGTGCAATACCAAAACTATCTGCAACATCAAAATCCACAATTTGTAAACCATATTTCTTATTAAAGTAGTCAGCAGTTCTTTGCTTCCTCATATTTCTTAATTGATTCTTATACCAAGATTCTGCATAACCTGGGTTGGCCAACCTTATTGCAGACTTCTCATCCTTTGTAGGATTTTTGTTACCAATGTACGCCTGCCAAGCGGAAGGGCTAATTGTAATAACCTTAGCGCCAGTAGACATAAGCTCAGCAATAACAACTCCATAGACATATGATAATTTTATCACAGCATCAGGTGATCTGACAAGGATGGCACCCTCAACAACAATATAATCACTCTTTAATTCATCTAGCATCATTGCCATTTTGTTTTTTGCGTCATGAATTTTTTCATATATGTCTTCACCAACTAAGTTTATCTTGCCCCATTTAAGAGGCACATCGTCTTCCATTAAGCAAAAAGCTATAGAGTTGGTTGATGCGTCTATGCCAAGAACCCTATTTGCTTTTGTTTTGATTAGGCTAGCTAATTTCATCTATAATATCCTGTAATAATTTTCTTGATTTTGCATTTGTTTCTTTTAAACAAGACGAACATATGTCTTCAATGTTGTACCTACTGAGTTGAGCTTTGCATTTTTTACATAGCCTTTTGGCTCCATTTTTTATTGCTTTTTTTTCATAATACTTTTGCATAATTCTTTTGTTAGTTGCAATCCTACAACATTCATCTGAACAATATTTCTGATTATGCGTCTTAGAATCAAAAGTAGTTGCACACTCTGTATTGGCACAAATCATAACTTTGGAACCTTATATAGATCTATCTCTACGGTTCCGATAGGACCAGATTTATCGTAGCATGCCTTCTTAACTGGACAATATGTGCAAGGCATCTTAGATTTAGTTGATCCTGCTGGTCTTACTGGCAGGT